GGTGTTGTTATACTCTCCACCGCATTTCCCGCCCAAAAATTCGAACTCCATTATTTGGATGGATGGTATTACGGTATCATACCCAAATATTTCCGCCAAAAAACGAAATCCATTGTATGGATGGTATGGGTGGTAATACACAAGTTTGGCAATTTTCTAAATGGTAATACAAGGGCGGCGGTTCCTTACTGGACTGGGCTCCAATTCTTGGCCCACTTACCAACCCCCATACTTTACCTCCAAATATCTATAAGCACTAAGTATATACCCCTATATAGGGTATATATATTTAGTATAGATAGACTAGACGTGAAAGAGGTCTATAGAACTTTAGATACTAAAACGAAAGTTGCTTGACAAATAGATGGATTAGTGATACACTATAATTATGATGCGTAGTAGAACAATAGGGCAGGTAAAAATACCACAATATTCTATGGGAATGTGCCATGATTGTGGCAAACCGGTGACTCTTGGAGATGGGCTTTGCGTTCGGTGCTATGATAAAATGGTCAATAGAGTTACTGAACCAAAGAAGCCAATTATAAGACCCAATAGGAGGAACTAATGCAATCTGTGATGGCCAGGAAAGATGATGGTCAAGGGGTTTTGGTTGACCCAGACCAAACTATTGTGGATATGTTAAAACCCTTTTCGCCTTATGATGGTGGCAAAGGCACGTTTTTGACCTTGCTGTTTGGGGGTTTGGATCAATCCGATGCAATAAAAGCGGTGCATAGGAAGCAAAGAACGCTGAGTTTATGGAGAACAACGGACAGAGACTTTGAGAGAATAGAGGGTTTGACCCGGCACGTTCCACCAACAATAGTTTCCCAGGCAAGGGTTCTAAGGGCTGGAAGATTGGACATTAGTCTAATAGAGTCGGCTAATGTGTTGTTGGAAAGAGTTATTCGGGGGGAACCGATTCCGGAGGCTTCATGGGGATATTTGTCTCGTATGGCTAGTTTGAGGATACCCTTGATGTTGGAGGTTGGAGGAGCGAAACAGAATGATTCTTGGGAGAGGTTGACTAGAATATTGACTCCGATTATAACCCAAAAAGAGGCTAGGGTGGAAAAGAGATTGGATGGTGGTACAACTCTAACCTTGAAAGAGAGCACGGTGGATATGAGCAAGATTGGGCTAGATGTTCTAAGAGATGTGCTTGGAGGAGATGGGAACAATGGTGATCAAGTTTAGAAAACTGGAAAAACAGTACGACTATAGATTTGGGCTCATTATAGCCTGGAAATATAGGCATATAAGTATATCTTTGGGAAAATATAAAATAGTCATTATAGTGAGAAATGTAACGCCAAGTGTGGATGGGTAATGGTAACAAGTACTATGCTACAAGCCAGCCCTCCCAAAGGAATTAGCCAGAAAAGACTGGCTAAAAACGCCTTTATGGAAAACTTCCTGTATATTGTGGATAAGGTTCCAAACTTGGTTCTGTTAAAACTAAACACAGCCCAGACGGTGCTGTTCAATGAATGGGACCACAGAATGATTCTTTGCAAGTCCAGACAAGAGGGGATTAGTACGGCGATATTGGCAGACTTTTTCACCGACGCCCTGTTTATACCTGGATTGGTAGTAGCGGTTATTAGCCATGAGGACTATGCTACACGGAGATTACTGGACAAGATTGATATTTTCCACGCAAATTTGCCCCTGGATATTAAACCCAGAATGACACATAATTCAGACTATGAGAAGTCGTTTCCTAATGGGAGTACGATATATATAGGAACGGCAGGGCAAAGGGCGTTTGGGCGTGGGGACACTATCCATAGAGCACTAGTTAGTGAGGAAGCACATTATGCCGATGCGGAGAAGATATTATCTGGGTTAAAAGAAGCTGTACCTATGGATGGGTACTTGATTAGGGAGTCCACTCCATTAGGAGATTCAGGGTATTTTTATAGTGAGGTTCAGAGTTGTATCAAAGGGGAGTCGGATTATAAACTGGTGCCGTTTTGGTGGTGGTATGGTGATGATTACACTATTCCAAGAGGTAGTGAGTCGGTAAGAGTGGAAGATCGTGGGGAGTTATTATTTACCCAAGAAGAAGCCAGTTTAATATTAAACAAAGGACTAACGGAGGAACAGATAAGATGGCGAAGATATAAGACCCGGTCTATGAGGTCAGAGAATAAAGGGAACTTGTTCCCACAGGAATATATAAGCGATTTGGTAACCTGTTTTATTGGCCCAAAAGACAGGGTTTTTGCGGAGGTTGATGGAGTTCTGGCACAGTGGGCATTAAATTGCAGAGAGCCGCTGAGACAGGATGGGATATTGAGTATATGGAAAGAGCCCGAACCTGGTGCGTTATATACTCTCTGGTTGGACCCATGTGGGGGTGAAGCGATTGGTCCCAGTGACCCACATGATGGGGTTATTCTGAAGATTCATGCTGGAGGGCTAGAGCACGTGGCTAGTTTTAGAAGCTATATGGAACAGAAACCCATGGCTGAAAAAACATCTCAGATTGGGTATTTTTACAATACGGCGATGGTGGTTGTGGAACGGAATGGTGTTGGTAAAGGTGTTCTGAACTATCTGGTTAATGACTTTATGTACCCCAATTTATTACCAGAAGTGGATGCCAATAGCGAGCCTAATGGTAAATGGGGTTGGTTTACGGACAAGTTTAACAAACCTAAGATGATAAGCGATACCATAGAAGCTATGAAAGAGCTTAGAGTGGTAAGTTATGACTTGAGTTTGGTTAGCCAGTTAAGGGCTTTGGTGATTAAAGATGGTAAAATAGTGGCTAAGGATTCAAGGGATGATAGAGCAATGGCATTTTGTGGTGCCGTGTGCATATCGCCTAGAAATATAAATATGAGCAGATTGGCGGTTGGAAGTTATGTAACATTTGGTAGTAAAATGAAGCGGAGGAGAGTAATATGATTACCAAAAAAGAAGTGATGGATATGGCTAATGAGTATAGTAATAAGATATATCCCAAACGCAATGCAAACTTTGACTTGGATGACAAATTCTATGAGTTAAAGTTTTTAGCCGATCTTAAACTTCCCGAACAGGTTAAACAATATGGAGTGGTTCTCCCAACTGCTAGAGATTTGGTAGATGCCGGGGCGAATTATTTAAGCACTTCGTATTGTAAATTTTATAGGCCATTAAGAGGCGATGACGATAAATCCCACAAACAAGCCGAAATGTTACGGCAGTTTGATATGGCAATGTTTTATAGGACTAAATCGGATTCCACTATTAGTCCGTGGCGAACCGCAAACAAGCACGCTTTTATGCATGGAATGTGGGTATGGGAAACCTTATACGACCCAGAAGCTATTCCTGATCCACCAAAACGAGAGGAAAATGAGACGGAGTATGATTTTGCCAAAAGAGTAATGATATATGATGGTGAACGGCACGATAGATTACCAATAATAATTAGAAGTAGGCACCCAAAGTCGGTGTTTCCAGAACCAGGAACGGATAATCCCAGCCATGCGATTGTAAAAGACCAGGTATCGGTGGCGAGTGTTAAAGCGGATTATCCGAATTGGGTAACCACAAGGGAGAATCAGGATAAAGTTCCGAGAGTTATCTGGTACGATGAGAGACATTATGGGGTATTCGTTGATAATGAATCAGTCTTAAGTTCAGACTTTGTAGAACACTATTATGGCTTTATGCCTTTGGTAATCGGGTATTCGGGGATTGGAAACATGGACGTTGATGCTAATCCTGAAACCAAAGCAGTTGGGTTAATTAGGTACTTGTTTGATGCTCTGGTCGCCGAAAGTTTTGCTTTTTCGGTGTATTATATAGTTATGAGATCCCATGCTTGGCCTGTTAAGTTTGCAAGCGGTCCCGGAGCTAAAGCGGTGGCTAATATGGAGTTCGAGTATGGTAAGATTCACGAATTACCAGTAGGAACGAAAGTAGAGGATATGATAAGTGCTCCACCAAGCGAGACATTAATGGAAGCTCTGGCGTATATAAATGGTGTACTGGCTAGTTCCGCTGCTCCAAGGTCTATTAGAGGGTTGCCGGAGACTGGTGTACGGAGTTCTGTGGATAGAAGCATGATCATGCAACAGGCTAGTTTGAAGTATGAGGGCGTTAAAGAGCAGATGCAGATTGGAACAGCCAAAGTTATGTCCAATTGTACTAAATTAGCTGAGAGGGTGGTTCCAGAGGATTTCCATCTTTGGGCACATACCCCTGATGCCGATATAGACTTGAAGATGGAAAAATCCGAGATTAAACACCATTATAATACCTATGCGGAGTTTTCACCAACCAGTCCGGAGGAGGATTCCAGGCGGCACGCAGATATGATGAACCTAACCAAAACTGGAATGATTAGTGCGGATACTGGTAGGAGGAGATATTTGAGTCATTTGGACCCAGACCGAGAGGCGATAAAAGTAGAGGCGGAGAGATTAAGGGTTAGCCCGGTGGTACAGCAGATTATGGGGCAGATTATTGGGCAGGAGTTGGCTGGGGAGATCCAAAGACTGAACAAAATCAGGCAGTTGAAAATGGGTGGAACAATAGAAGCACCCGCTACTCAACCTGGGTTACCAAGTGGCGAAGGTTTAGAGCAACAGCTTGGAGTAGGTATGAGACAAGTAGCGGGAATATCCAATCCCCCATTAACTCCAGGTGAACAAACAGAGCAGATGGTTAATCAGCGTGGATTCCTAACACAAAAACAGGGAGGGTTGCCACAACCTGGAAAGATGTAAAAAATGAAACTCTCTAAGTTGGAATTGTCGGTAATTAAATTGGCTGGACTGTCCAATAAAGAAATCGCTTCGAGATTGGATATGTCCGAGGGCGGGATTAAGTCCGTTATTTTTCGGATTTGTAATAAACTTGGAGTAGAAAGCCGGACGGCGATGGTGCTGTGTGTTTTGGAATTGGGTTTGGTGGACAAGATAAGCTATTGGCGGGTTCCCCAAGATGAGGAATCAGAGCGGAGGATAGAAATGGGAAGTAAATATGGTATGAAGGTGGAAATAGATGAATAAAACAAGACTTGAATTGGTAATGGAAGAGGCTATAAGACCAACACTTGGTGCCCTGGAGTTATTACGCTCAGAGATTAGACAGACTATGGGGATAACGGAAGCTCCATGGCATATATTTAATAAACCGTATAATGAGCTAACTGATGAGGAAATAATGGCTCTGTTTGATGTTTACCATCAACAAGGTGAAACGGAGCCTTGTTCAATGTGTGTATGGGCTTCGAGAAGGGAACTGCAAGAACTTAACAAGGAGAGAATGGGAGGTACAAACTATGGTAGAGAATAGTGATTATAGCTGGGTGACCGGACTTATGTCGGAATTGGAACAACAAGGTGCTGGGGCAAAACAACAGGGTACTCCATCGTGGTATAAGGAGCTTCCAGAAACGACCACATGGTATAACCTAATTAAATCTTTTTACGATTATTATTGCCACTTTATAGACCTTGGGAGGTCACATGAAGAAGCTGTCCAGAGTGCGTATGAACTTTCTATTGATAACCCCAATTTTGACTACGTCTCGAAGCATCCAGAGTATAAGATACCAAAAGGTGGCACGCCCGAAAGAAGTATAGAGATTATACAATGGAAAAAGGCGAATAAGATCCCAGACAATGTTTCAATTTCGGATATAGCCGGAATAGCAGCTTTATCTGGTCGTGATGTATGGTCTCTACCTTTGGAGCAATTGGGCCCACTTTTGAATAGCCTAAAAACCAATATTATGCCAACGAGTGGTGCTGGTAGTACAGGTGGAGGCACCACAGATGGTACCGGGGATTATAGTGGTGGATTCACCATAAATGGTAAACCAGCGACCAATGATGAATACTTGGCATGGTTAATGGGTCAAGGTGGTGAGCCGGAAACCCCACCCGAAGTCAAAATGATTGGTGGACGGGCTTATTATTGGGATACCGCTAATGCCCAATATGTGCCTGTGTCTACCGCCGAGACTCCAGAGGAGCAGAGAGCTAGAGAGTTGGCTTTGTTACAGTACCAACAGCAAGCTCAGATGGAACAACTAGCCCATCAGAAACAAGCTGAGTTGGAAGCTATTTACGCTACAGACCCGTATAAATACTGGGCACAGGTTCGTGGTGGAGTACCAACCAAAGAGGGTGAAGCTCCAGCATTGGAACCTGGAGCGGGCACTGTCCCTGGGGCTACCACCGCTCCAACAACAAACTGGTTGGCTGGTTTGGAGACTGGCGGTCAAGCTGCTCCAACAGCAGTTAGTGGATTGGCAACAGAAAAGGGCTTGACTACTCCAAGTATGCAATACTGGAATAAACTAAGCCCCAGTGAGCAGAAAACGTTACTTGGAACGGCCAACTGGTTAGGGATTAGCCCAGAAGATTGGGAATTTTATAGAACTAGAAAGGCGGCTCCGGCTGCACGTACCGGCGCTTTAAGCTGGGCTGGAAGGTACTATTAACATGAATGTGCTTGATACATTGGGTGAAAAACAAAAAGAGATTCTGTTGGTTGGTTTGAGGGATAAGTTAGCCAACCTTCCGTCCGGAGCATATAATGCTCAGTTAAGGAACTTAACTGGGAAGTTTGGTGCGGATTTTATGTCCCAGTTGTTAGCCCCAACCACTAGACCCACAGAGGAAACGGAAGAAGCACCACCCGTAGACCTATCCCAAGCCCTTCCAACCAAAGAACCTGGAACGCCATGGTATGCAAAACCCGTAAAATGGGCTGCTGAGAATATTCCAGGGGTGGAACCAGTCCTAAAAGGAATAAGTTGGTTAGAGCAAAGGACAGCTGAACCGGCTGCATTGGGGGCGGTTTATGGAGTTGAAAAGTTGATGCCGGGTCAACAGGCTATCGAAAAGAAGATGTCCGAGTATGGAACTGTAAATCCGTGGGCATTGACACCAGCCCAGAAGGAGGAGGCATGGGAAAGTCAAAATCTTCCATGGGGAGTTAGAGGGGGGTTAGAATTAGCATTTGACCCGTTAATGTGGTATCCAGGATGGGGATTTGGTATCAAAGCATTAAAAATGGCTGAAAAGAGAGGTTTGACTGAATTGGCCACAGCGTTGAAACCAGCATCTGCTTTTGAAAAAGCTTACATTAAAGGGGCTAATGTTCCATTCCAACTCGCTGGCAAAGGCTTGAAGAAAATTCCCAGTGTACCATTAGGAAAATGGCAGGGGCTAAGATTTAGCCGTGGGACTATACCATACCCAGTCGGTCTAACCCCGGCAAAAGAGCGGAAACTAGGTGCTTTGTTACAAGAATCCCCTAAAAGTATGGTAGCCAATGAACCGAGGCATATTTGGGATGCTTTGGGTGGTCTTGAACAAGCAGGTGATGTTACCGGTAAAAGATTGTCTACTATATTGGATGAGATTAGATTGGGGCAAGCAGATAGTCGGTTGTTAAAGACTATAACTAATCCCCAGCAAAAAGCTTCTATGGAGCGATTATTAGCTAACAAGGACAAGCTTGATTTGGATATAGTGGTTCGTCTAGCCGATACCTACTCCGACAGAGTTAAACTAATTATTGGGGAAAGACAAATGGGCATCTTGGCTGCCGAACATGGCGTCAAACTAATGATAAAAAGACCAGGTCTGGTCGGTTTTGGCGATAAAGTCTATAATCTCTGGAGACAAACTGTACTTTATACTCCATGGTATGTCCAACAGAACTTGGTTGAGAACCCATTCAGGTTAATTATGTCCAACCTGAACCCTTTCGATGATTGGCCCCAATTTGCTGGTAAAACAAGAGACGAAGTCTTGGCAACTTTAGCTACTGAACCAATAGATATCCAGCGGAGAATGATTGGGTTAATGGATCGCCTTAACCAGGTGGTTCCAACCGATTTACCGCATGGTGTACTGGCTAAAACCGCCGCTACTGGAGGCATAACTGAAGCTATGATTGGTAGTCTAGCGACTGGTAAAAGGAAGCTACCATTGACCATAGCCGCATGGGCAGATGATATGTGTATTCTTAGAATGTACTTTAATATGAAATCCCAGTTTACGGAAGAGCTGATGAAAACTGGAACAGTTAAGGTTCAGAAGGGATTGGAGGAGTTGTCTGGTCTGTATAATTCGGCATTACGTAATGGACTAGTAGAAAATGATCTGATCAAACAGTTAAAAACCGTAGCCCTGGGTGGTACCCCAGATGATATCACCCGTGAGTTTGGTAAAGTCCAGAAAGATAGGTTTATCGGTGTTAGTAAACCATCCACGGAAGCCGAAAAAGCCCTACCAGATATGATTAGAATGAGATTAGACCAAGAATTACCAGGTTTATTTGCCAGGGGTGATTTAGCCGGTATTAAAAGACTATTCCAAGAAATGGAAGTTAGTACCCCCAAACGCTTAGAGGCTCATCAGCAACAGGTCATGCTCAATTACTTGACTTATTTACGGCGCCAAATACGTGGTACTGTTCCGGAAGCGGTACGACCAATGCTGACCCAAGCCATAAACACTTTCCGCAAAGGGTTGAATAACTTTTCAAACCGGGAAGCCAAAATTATGAGTGCCAAATCCTTAACCGAATTTGAACAGGCGTGTTTCAAAGCCACCGTAGCGTCCAGACGTGAGACGGAAAGGATAGCTTATGATATTATGCGGATTAATGCCGCTGCGGGAAAGATAACTCCAGAGGCACTTAGGAGTTGGGAAAAAGTCTGTGAGGAAATAAATACCAAAACATTTGCCGCAGCAGATGAGTTTTTGGATGATACGTGGAAACTTTCCCGAACTTTAAAAGGTGGTATAAAAACCCATAAACCACTAGCACAGTCCGCTATAGCTTCCAAAGCTTGGGATGAATATATTATGAAAATCCAAAGCACATTTCCCGACAAAGTAGCTGTTCTGCAAAACACAGCTCCAGACTTAGATACCCTATGGTCAACCTACAGGAGCATCCAAGAAGAAAGATGGTTCCGAGTCGGGCAGGACAAGTTAAAAGGAATGGGAATGAGTTTAGATAATCTGCCTGGAATAGTAGATGTTAATGGTAATATTATCACTCCCGAAATGTTCATCCAAGACCAGCGTTTGGCCCTCCAAAGTTGGCAACAACGAGCAGAAAATTCGTTTATCCGCAGAAACGCCAGTCCAACAAGCAGAACAGAATTACTAGATAGACTTAGAACAGAGTCTATTAGAATCAAAGAAAACATGGGCTTAGAGGCTATTCAGCTCCAAAATAAAGCCAAAGACCTGGCTCTTGATGCAACGTATGGCACCTTTGGTAACTATGGTTCCCGAACCACCCTAGACGATATAATGCTCCGTCTTGGTGCTCCATTCTGGTTCTTCCCATCACGGTCAGTTCCATTCTATACCAAACAGATGTTGACTAAGCCAAGATTGGGTGCTGAAGTTCTTACCCTCCAACAACAAGCCGAGGAATCTGATAAACCAATTAGACTGTTTGGTAGTGTAAATATTCCTGGGACTAGCTTTTATTGGAATCCCATTAGAAGTACCATGCTATGGCAATTAATGGGTGAATATGACTGGAATATTGCCAATCTAGGTGGCTTAGAATCCGCACAAAGAACCATGTCCCAAAAAATAGGTGTTTCATTTGGGCCACAGTGGTTAATTGGAGCAACCATAGCAGGTAGGGTTTTGAATAAGCAGATAGTGACTGGGGAACCGCAGCAAATTATCCCGCAACATAGATGGCTAGAAGCCGTAGAAGGCTTGGATTTACCAGGATTATCCAACTTGGCAGGATTAGCCAGTGAACCATTCGATGCATACTTGCGTGGTGTTTATGGTGATGAAATTGCCAATTACCAGCTCCGAGAGGTAGAAAAGTATCTTGTCGATAGTGGTTATGATCCAGCCGATTTGCCCAATCTTCCAAAAGAAGTTCTGCAACAGGCATGGAAAAGGTATCATATTAGACAGTTATTAAGTATTCCGTTAGGTACCATTAAAGAGTGGACAGGAACGGAAAAAGCCCGTTATGAGGCCATTGCCGAAAAAGCTGAGGAATTGGGTCTAACAGAAGCACAAAGAAAGGCGTTCCAGAGAACCGGTGAGAGCCCATTTACCGGTCTCCGTCAAGACCAGCTAGAGGTTATATTTAGGGATATTCCAGCCGAGGATTTATGGCGTAGCATCCGCCCCACAGGGTTAACCCATGAAAGTGAGCCATATTGGGATGATTACGTCCAGTTGAGAAATGAGCGGAAAATACTTCGTGGAGGTGTAGATAACCCAGCCAAAGGTTCTAGAATAGCCAACCAGTTGTTATACGATGAAGCTCTAAGAAAAGGGCAGATTAGCCCATCAGATTGGAAAGAACTTCGAGCTGGTAACTATTCCGACTATGTGGCCAAAATTGAGCAGGCCGAAAGGGATTATCCATACGCCATGAAGTCCGATGAAGATTGGACAGCATTTAGAGATATGCTTGGTTGGAAAGAACCTGTCCGCCATCCAGACGACATAATCCTCGATCTTTATTATGATACAATGGATAGCCAATTATTTGAGGATGAATTGGGGCAATTTAACTATGAACTTTATGATCAGATGGAAAAGCTATTCTTCCAAGGAATAGTCTTTGATGGGCAAGAATATGTCCAGTTCCATGATGGTGCGTTATCCGAGGACGCTATAAACTATATCAATTCCAGAAAGGACAAATACAAGACTCCAACTGAAATGGCATATAGACGAGACATGAAACTATTAAGTGATTACTGGGGTCTAAGAAACCAAGTATTAAGTAAGCTCGACCCGTCGGTATCCCAAATAGTAGAAATGGCGTACAATGCACCTGATTACCAAATCCAGAAATCCTTATTACTTGGTAACCCCATCGCTATAATCTCGTTAAGACTAATCCGTAGATTACAAGATGCGTACAAGTCCCGAAATCCACTAATTTCACAGGTGTTGGATTATTGGAGCCGCTAACTATTAACCTTAAAACAGCAACTAAAGTTACCAAAAACCCTATTGACAGAGAGGTAAAAAAGTAGTACAATAGGGGAAAGGAAGTGAATAATGCCAAAGGAATTTGAGGATTGCGTAAAAAATGGGGGCAGGGTGAGAACCATAAGTCCAAAAGAAGGGACTTATATCCATGTCTGCTATCCCAAGGGAGGCGGTAAACCCGTCTCTGGTGAAGTAAAGCACACCAAGGAAGGTGAGTAATCATGGGAGAAGATAGTAATATTAGCAAAGTTTCCAGCGAGGCCATAACTTCCGCCCTGAAGGATATTGGAGTTAGTGACGAAGATATCCAAAGAACAGTTTCCGCTTACGAGTCTAGTGGTAATGGAGACGTAAACAACCAGCCGGTTGTTCCGCCTTCAGACGAGCCTCCACAAGCACCAACTGCTCCGGTAGATGGGCCGATAACCAAAGCCGAGTTGGAGAAAATACTGGCATCACACTCCGAGACAATCGCCGGTACTGTTACCAAGCGTGCCCAAAGCATCCTTGACAGTAATCTGAGAAGAATCTCAAATGAAGTGAATCAGCGGATTGGCAATCTAGAAAGAGAGCGAGAGGAATCCGAGCTTGGTAGGCTCCCAGCCGATGAACAGCTCCGAAAGCGGATAGAACGGATAGAAAAGGGTGGAGTACCCAGAACCCCGTCCACCGGTATAACCCCAACAGGATTTACCCCAGAACAAATCCTGTCCCATGTCAAATCGTTAGGTATTAAATCCGACGATTCCAGACTAGATTGGGGTACTGATGAAGCCGATTTTAACAAGGGTTATGGTAGACTCCTTAACAGTATCCAGAAAATCCACAAAGAGGACACTGACAAGATGGTAGCCCAGGCAAAAGCCACAATCGAAGCCGAGACCAGGAAGAAACTTGGTGGAGGATTACCCGCCCGAACTGGTTCCGGAAACCCCAATCGTGATGCCGTCCGCAAAGCATTTTTGGAAGACCCGGATAACCCCCAAGCATTAGAAGCGTATAATAAAGTGCGTAAAGCTGAGGGATTACCAACCAATTAATTTAATAGAAAGGAGAAATTAAGTGGGAAATTATACCACAACCGTAGACCTTGGGGATACTATCCCAACAGTCTTAGAAGAAGCCAGATTTACCGAGCGATTCGATAACCCAATGGCAGCTCTCTGCTGGAAAATCCCCAAGAAACTACACAAAGGTTCAACTATCAATGTTCCATATTTTGGAACCGTCGTAGCCTACAACCTCACAGAAGGGGTTGATATGGCAACACCAGAAAAGATGGAGGATACACTGGTAACCATCACCCCTGGTGAAGTAGGCTGTAAAATAATTATAACCGATAAACTAGTAAGGGATAACCAAATGGACATCATCCGTGCCGCAGGTCGTATTCTTGGAGAAGCTATGGCTTACAAACAAGACTATGATATTCTGGGGCAACTTGATGATGCCACTACCAGTCTTGGTAGCACCAGCACAACCATGACGTTAGGCGTAATTGCCGCCGCAAGAGCACTTTTAATGGGTAATGCGGTTTCCGCTGGTGGTCCCGCCAGACCTCCATACGCCTGTGTCCACCACCCCTACACCCTGTTAGACTTGGTAGACATCTTTACTCCATTAGTTCCCACCGCCACCTACACTTCGCCACAGGGAGCTATGTCCGATGATGTAATTAAAAACTATACCATCGGTAGAGTGTTTGGTATGCCAATCGTAGAGGATGGGAATTTGCCCATTTCAAGCAGTGCCGTTAAGGGCGGGGTATTTAAGACCGGTACGGGTGGCTCCATAATCCTGTGCGTTGCCAAAGAATGGAGCGTAGAGGATGAACGTGATGCTTCCCTACGTGCCACAGAACTCAACGTTGTTGGGGAATATGGCGTGGGAGAGTATCTAGCAGGTTGGATTGTAGAGCTTTTAATGGACGCCACAACTCCAGCCTAATTGGAAAATAGAGGAAAGTGAAAGGAGAGGAAAGTGAGCAGTTTTCCATTTTTAGCCGCACTAAGCGACAAAGCAGTTAATGTCCAATACTCCAGTACCAACGTATTTAGAGTTGGGCAAAAAGGCATGACCGAGGATGGTAGTCTATACAGGCTAAGCAAAGCCGGAGCAGCCATAACCAATACCCTTGCAGGCAAGATTAACTATTGGCGGTATTTAACGGGCTTAACCGGAGACATAGCCGAAGCCGCAGTAGCCGTAAACATCGCAGCCGGTGATATGTCCTTTACCATCACCGATGCCACCAATTCCAGAGCCGCAGATTACTACAAAGATGGTTACGCTTTCATACCCAATTCTGGTACCTATGACACCATGAAGCGTGTGTGGAAGAGTGATGCGGAAATCAGTGACACCTATAAAATCCACGTAACCGCACCATTCGTCTATGCCTACGCTGCGGGTGGAACCATAGCCGTATACCCCAATCCATACAGCAATGTGAGAAATGCTGGGGCATACCTGGCCAACTACGAGCACTTTGTAGCGTTTGCCAATTTGCCCATAACTTCAGGGAATTACTTCTGGGGTCTGGTTCGTGGTCCACACTGGTGTTGGATTACCGGTACTTGGCCCGGTGCCGCAGCTAGCGACCGTCAGTGTTGTTTCCATCAGAATGGAACCGTCGTTCCAGTTGATGAGAAGTACAATGCTGCAACGTCCGAGCAAATCGCTGGTCACCTGATGTATTCAGGTAACTATGGCGATGCACTTTTAATGGTAACTCTAGAGTAGGAGGTAGAAAGTGAAAAAGTGCCCGATTTGTGGAAAAGAAGGAGAAGGTACTTGTTCTGGGTGTGGACATATGTTCCGTCCATCCGACCCTGTATCTGAATAAGCAGTGAAAAATATGGAAACGGTGGGAGTGACTAAACAAAGCCGCTCTCGCCGTAACCATATCCTAACCGGAATCTGTCTCCGTCGAGACATTGATGGTATAAAACTTGCCCTGAATTTTAATGGTAGAGACAGGGTAATATGCTTAATTAAAGCCAAAGAAAAGCCCATGGATACTCCCACCTTACCTTTGGTTGAGGATATAACCAAAAAGGGAACTGGTAGAATATTTGATACAGAAGATATAGAGTTTGGGGAAATGGAACCAGCTAGATTCCTGGATCCAGAAGAGATTGGAAATGTCAATTGATATAGGAGTTTTAATAATTAGTGAGAACACTCCATCTGGAAGAGTTAGATCCGATGCGGATAGGTCTGATTGGGTGTGGCTAAATCCATCAACTGGTGCACTAAAACGCTATAATCCAGGAACAGAGCAATTTGATATTGAGATTCCAGTGAAATCCCATGAACATGGAATAACCGATATAGTTAATCTCCCAGAACAACTAGAAGGAAAAGCGGATAATGACCATGAACATACTACCCATGGAAACATAGACTTTACTGGAATAGTCTCTGCAAATGGCGATGTCGGACTCACCGGGCAAAAAGTCATAGGTGGTCATACCTTTACTTTCAAGAAAGGATTGCTGGTTGGTTACCAAGCACCATAACCATGAACGAGCCTAAACCGGACAATATGCCCTATGCGGAGTGGTTAAAGTCCAAAAATATAGGCGTAATTGTAAAGACCACTTGTAACGAGGCGGGGATTCCAGTGGAGTTCCTGAATAAAAACAAACCCACTCCAGAACTCTTTGAACGTAATAGAGATAGGCAAGGAAAAGTTTTAGACCCAGAGGATATATAAATGGCAACCATTAAGCTAACCGACCAGGAAAAACAGGAGTTGGAGAGTGCGGGGTATTACGGTACAGTTGCTATTGGTGGCCCAGCCCAGCAACGTTATTGGCGTCCAGATGGTCAAGTGGTCTTTATGATTCCAGCTATTAGACAGTCTGTTGTTGTGAAAGACGGCAAAAAAATCCCAATTGGAACCAGAGACGCCAACTACGACAAAGGTTATCTCCCTGCACCGCCATTGTCCACTATGCTCCAATTAACCTGCCCACATTGTACCATGTGGCATAAAACCCAGGCGGAAATAGATGCTTGTAGTTCTGTCCGTAACAGTTTCATAGCTGGTTTTGAGAGAGAGGCTATGGAAGAAGTTGTAAAAGAAAAGATGGAAGAAGCCATAAAAGACGTAGGGGTGAAAGTACAGGGTGGTAATCCAGTAGATGACAGAATCGTCAGGCTGGAAAAAATGATGGAAACCATGATAATGCTGTTAGCAGAGAGGAATAAGAACAATGGGAAGTCACTTTAATAAAAACCTAAAAGAAACCAATTTGAATATGGAAAAGTTGAGAACTACTCCAAAAATAGAAAGGTGGAGAAAACACCCAAAAACCACCAAAGTTCCAAGTTTAGCAGAAGAAGTGCTGGAAAAGGTAATGACTAATGACAACCATAATAAATAAGACTGATCTAACCAGAAAAGCTTTGGTTTTGCCTTTAGCTGGTACCAGAGGGCATCCCAATGTAGTTATCCCCATATCTGACCAGGACTTGAAAGGGGCGGAGATTTTAGCTCGTGAACTCCTGTCCAAATATGGGTATAACTTAGCCCAAATAGATGCCATTCTGACCAAAGCCGAAAACGAAATGCTGGAGAGACGGAGAGTTTGGGCAGCCAGATGTGAACTTCGTAGAAAGGTAGAAGGTAATGGTCGTTGGAAAAAGGTAAATGGTCATTGGGTATTAAAAGATAGATATAGACCAGAATAGGAGGCATAATGCGGAAAAACTTTAAGATTGCTATAAATGGAACCACTTCGGAAGTGGTGAATCTGGGGGATAGTGTTGTTGTGGGTATGATATTGCCCACTCTTAATAGTGGAAACATCACTTTTACAATCTGTGATACACCCGATGGTAGTTATGTTGCCCTTAAGGATAAGAGTGGTAGTGCAATTACTGTTACCGCTGGAACAGGCGGATTTGCCGTAAGTTCCGAGGATTTGGCTCCATTAGCGGGTTACAAATACTTCAAGATCGTTTCTGCTACCACACAGACAGCGGAGAGAACAATAGTAATTATGGTAAAGAAGTAAAGAGGTAGAAATGGAAATAGGCTCTGCATTTAATTGTCCACGTTGCAACATGGCCTGGTTTTTTCTTGATTTGACCTTGGAACAAGCCAGCGCCGAGAGGCGTGATTTGTGCCCCAGATGTAAAACCAGAGGGATTGGGCATGACTATGAACCTTTTGTTGTTGCTCCAGTAGTTGCAAAGCAAAAAGGTTTGTTAAGGAGGGTGCTTAAATGGCTGGAAGCAAAAGTGACTTTCTGGAACTAGAACTTTTAGACCACGTTCTTGGAAATGCTGCCTATTCAGCACCAGCAACGGTTTATATTGCCCTTTATACAGCAGCCCCAACCGATGCCGGCGGTGGTACTGAAGTTTCTGGTGGCTCTTACGCCAGAGCAGCAGTTACCAATAACGCCACCAACTTCCCTGCCGCCTCTGGCGGTGCTAAAGCCAATGGTACAGAGATTGCTTTTGCTACGGCTACGGCAGATTGGGGTACTGTGGTTGCCTTTGGTATATTCGATGCTCTAACAGTGGGCAATCTCTTATATTGGGGTGACTTGACCGCAAGTAAGGCGGTCAGTAGTGGGGATACAGCTAAATTTGCTGTGGGTGATCTGGACATAACAGAGGACTAAATGTATGGCTTTGCTCAGAACGTTGCCTACACAGGATAAAACTCATTGGCTATTGCATCTTAATATTAACAAGGCTCAATTGGGTAATGTTAAAGAGTTGTCCGACTTCCTTTTAAGTAAAAGTGATTTGCCCAATATCCATCCATGTTATATAGGTGACTGGCTGGAGCATCCTGAGTTAAGGCCGATCTTAGAAGGTAAAAATGGCTGACATAACTATAGAGTCTGGTGCAAGTTATTATTTGCATTATGAGCAGTTGCGTGGTGGCATATTTTGGAAGTCACCCCTTATCGGATACATGGTATATCTGGACACTGCTCGTGACCTGAACTATCAGAAAACAACTGATGGTGGTGCTACATGGGGTGGGGTAGTAGAGATAAGTGGCAATGTAAATGTGGCTTGCGATGCTTTTGCCGATTGGCAGGTCTCAGGGGATGCAGGAACTAAAATCCATATTGCCTATATAGATTCCACACTTGACGATATTATGTATGTCAATTTGGAAACCTCAACCGATACACTAAGTACACCTGACAAAGTTGCGGATGCTGGTGGTGATGGGACTATTTATACTGTCGTCTCGTTATTTGGAAACAATCTTATCTCAATAACAAAAACCAGGGGTGGGAATATAGCCGTTGCTTATAGGCATAGAGATAATTCCAGTGCTTATATAACTGCTTTCTACACTTCACCAGACGGGGACACATGGACAAGCAGAACAAGCCCATTTGAAGCTGACAATTACGATATACTTCTACTGTTCCCAGGGAACGAGGCTGATAATCAAGATATTTGGGCAACATATTGGGATGCAAGTGCTAACGAAATCTCCTTAAAGACCTTTGATGATTCTGGCAACAGTTGGGGTGAGCAATCCATATCGCTGAATATGCTCGACACTGTTACGATTCTAAATATGGATGGGCGAGTTCGGCTATCGGATGGGCATCTTATCTTTGTAGCCTGGTCGCAACTGGATAATGCAGCCTCGGATTTAATGGCTTGGGACATAAATGGTTCGGGAAGCATCACGGCCAAAACGAATATCATAACCAATACGGCAGAGTATGCGGCGTGCTCAGTATTTATAAATCAGGTGAATGATGATTTATATGTTGCTTATTTGGGTGGTACGGCTTGGGGTAGCGATGTTAAATGTTATTACCGAAAATCTACTGATGGTGGCACTACCTGGAGTGCTGCTAACCAGACCATGCAGGATGACGCCGAAGATGATATGCGTTGGGTGAGTGCGGGTTGTATGAAATCTACATGGGGTGGCAAGTTCCAGCCTATCTGGTATGACGATGATGATGACGATATATTCACCAATACAGCCAACTCGGTAAGCATTGCTGCTGCTGGCGGTGAGATCGTAACACTTGCTGGATTATCTGCCGGGGTAGCAACCGTTAGTGGAAATGCTACCAGAGATAGAGGCATAAAGGGTATATCGGCAGGAATTGCCTCCAGTTCAGGAAACATTGTTAGAGACCGTATTATGGCTGGTATTTCCGCTGGAGTCTCTACTGTGTCGGCAAGTATTACTGGCGCCGCCGTTACAGTGTCGAAATGGTTCTTCAGACTAATAAGACGGAGAAGGGGTATTTAGATTTAGATGATGTGGATAGGATTAGATACAAGATGGTCTGTCCTAGATGCGGATATAAATATTATGTGGAAATATTCGTGATACACAAATGGGAATACTGCCCAATCTGCGGATTTGGGGCAGAGTTTAAGGAATTTGTGAGGGAAAGTTAGATGGCTAATCCTGTTATTTCCAAACCAGTCCGAGCATACTCATATTATGTGGCTGCCTCAGATTCCCCAGCCCATGTAAAGGCTCAGGCAGATCGAATCTATACCAGTGCAGCATCCAAGTCTATGCTCCTAGGACTACTGAATAGTGGCTATGATGTCAAACTGGCTCCTGGCACTTACCCGATGGAGACATCCGGGCTAAAACCCGAAGTGAACGACATTGTGCTTGTCGGCAGTGGCAAAAAAACGGTGCTCCAGGGAGATGGCACATTCTCCAAACTGCTCGACTTTGAAGATATATACAATGTCACTGTCCGTGACCTCATGGTGGATCAGGTTAGCGGATATGTTGATACATCAGGTGCTATCAATATTAAAGGCGTGAATGGATACCTGCTCGAAAATGTATGGACTAATAAAGGCGGTCGCTATGGTGTTCAGAATTATAGTTCCACGCATGGGCGTTTGATAAATGTTCGGACTATAGATTCTAATAATGATGGTATTTCCTTCGAGGGTCCCAATAGCGATATAGAAGTAATAGGGTGTCGCTCAACAGGAAGCGGGGAATCTGGCTTGGAAATAGATGAGTATAACGAGGATATACGTATTATTGGCGGGAATTATCATGACAATCCCTGGTATGGGATCATGATTGTTTCTCACTATGGCTCTGGTGATCCAGCCTGTAATCGTATCCTTATAAATGGGGTACTATGTAAAGACAATAGTGGGTATCAGTTATTTGTAAGAAACCAGTCTTTTGAATATGGTGCTGAGCCGTTAGCAGCCACCAATCTCAAGGTGGTCAACAGCTTCTTCTATGGTACGAAGAATGTATGGATCCGCCGTGTAACTGGATTAACATTCGACAATAACAATCTCGTTGATAGGATAGGCGGGAATGTAAGTGCTGAATTTCAGGGTTGCCAACTTGCTAAAGTCCGAGGAAATACTATAAGAAACACAGTTAGGAATAGTAAGGGAATCTATATAACTGAGGATAGTTCTCTTGGTGGAGTGGCGGTACAGAGCAAAAACTTTATTGTTTCTGACAACCAGATGGATAATGTTATTGATGGATTCGTCTGTGATACAGATCTCGATGTCCTTACCCTTATGGGCAATCAGGTGAAGGACTACACTGGAGACAAATACACGGTTGGTGCTGGTGTGACTAACGTAATTAACGAGCATAACCAATAGGGGGTTCAAATGGCCGCAAGAGTTTATATATACGCATCGCTCAATGGTAGTCCAGTTACAGGGCTAACCCTGTCCGATTTCCAAGTAGATATTGTCCGTGTTACAAAATCGGACAAGAGTGTTTCTCTAATAATAAGCAACGCCGCAATGCAATTTGAAGCTGGTAATGGTTACTATAGCTATTATTACGATAACCCAGATTTCGTAACCTATGACTATCTGGCTTCTGTTACCTACGCTGGCAGTGAATCTCTTGATGCTATATTATGGGTAGAAACTCTGGAGGATATTGTAAGTGTGGCAGAGGCAGAAGTTGGAGGTGTTGTTACACTGCCACTTTCCAGCAGATCGTTGGAACTCCTCCGCCAAGATTTAAGCGATTTTATCGGAGACCTGAATATCCAAGATACCACCGCTTCAGGTGGCGATGCTACCTCCGTAAAAAGTGCGAATTTGGATGGTAAAAAGTCCAACTGGCTTAGTGATGGTGCGGGCGGTCGCCAAGTTTCCACAGTCCTATTTAATGAAGGAACAAATATTGGCCAGGAGCGAGAGGTATCCAGTTTTTCTGTCGCTTCCTCTCCAGCGGATATAACCACCAGAGCGTTTAGTGCCACTACAGAAAACGCCAAAGAATTTGAAGTCCATAGATTAGCCACAGCACTAGAAAAAGAACGAGCCATCAGGAGAGCATGTTATGAGGTATTTCCAGATTTATACACCCACATAGACAGTCTAAATCTCCGTTTCGGTGACTGGTTTGAGAATGGTGGTATGCAGATATGGTCTCAGTCCACCTATCCTGATTTTTGGCGGGTTAGTGGTGGTGTTACCGCTACTAGAAATTCCACCGATAAATACTTGAAGTGGAATCCATACAATACCAAATTAGTCAGGGCTTCTACTAATGGAACATTCTACCAAACCGAGGAAGAAAACAAAGATTTATGGTTACTAGCCGATTGTACCATAAGTTTCTATGCTTGGGTTTGGTGTAATACTCCAAGCTGTTTAACCTTAGTGCTCTATGATGGGGTTACTACTACTTATGGCAATCATTCCTCACATGATTCTGCTAGTGCGGTTTATCATCCAGGAGATAGCACTTGGAGATTAATGTGGGTTAGGGCTACTATAGCCACTAATCCGACCGAAATAACCCCTTATGTTTCCATGGTAGCCGATGGTACCGCTTACATCGAAGATGCCAGACTTTATGGCCCCAATTCACGAATATCGTATGATATATCCAATCTTGGTTTGCGGAGTAATAATCCCAGTCAGGTACATATAGTTCCATCAATGTTAGCTGGTGATGAGAGTCCGTCAACTAGATTACATTCCCATATAATATTTGGCTGGCGTTCTCAAACTGGTAATGGTAGACTACACTTTACCGAAACCTTACGCCAAGGGGAGCAGTTGAGGATAATTGGTATGGGTGATCTAGCCCAACCTGGTGATACCAATAGAGGCGATAGTGTAACTAATAGTGTAAATGTGGGTAAACCATACTCAGACTTAATAATCGCCAAAGCCGCTTGTATCTTGGCCGAAAAGAGGATATTTGAATCACCAGACCAGGAAGTTACTCGTTGGGGACAGGTGTTGGAAATGTCCAGAAATAAATACGAAGAATTGAGATATAAATATAGTATGCCTCATATAGCTGGAACGGCATTGTACCATGTCTAAAACTACCAGTTTAATTCCCAGATGGCGTATAGAGAAATATGGGCGACCAGCCCAGGAGTCCAATGTCGTTATTAACCAGTCCAGACAGATGTCTTATAGTCTGGATGAAATCATTGAGGGGATTGAGTATGGAAGAATCCTAAAAACAGATATTAGTGCAGGGCATATTATTCTTTCCGAAACAATTGGGGACTTGGACGATATAGATAATGGAGCAACCTATAGTAAAGTATTAACGGCGGATTTTAGTGGTAGCCATATTCTCCTATCCAGCACAGTTCAGTCCGCTTCTTATAGAACCACTACTGACACAGAAAAGGGAACTTGGAATGGCAAAGTTATAACCTTCGCACAGGATAGTATTCCAACCTCTCTTGCCATTGGTGATCTCTGGATGGACACAGATGATTACAATTCAATCTATCGAGCAGCTATTGTTGGGGCTAACGAGATAATAGCTGGTGAGTGGGAACTGCAAGCCAAAGGACTCAAAGAAACTCTCGTAGAAGCTGGACATATCCGAGTTGGAACAGGTACTAAAGATGTTGACCTAGAAGGCTGGGATATAAACACGGACGAGATTGTTGGACAGGATGGGGATGGAGTTGACCAAGTGCGTATGGGTACCGACGGAGTAATAACATTCGGAGGGGGTGCCGGTAAATTAGACGTTGATGGACTTACTTTGACCCAAGCAATTAAGGGAAGTATTAGCTTTATTAAACAGGATGGATATAGTGGAAACGGTAGTGGAGCCCAGAGGCAAATAGCGGTAGGATTTACTTGCAAATTTGTTGTTGTCATGGGACCAATTAGTGGTGCTAGTGGTACATACGCTTTATTTTTTATGATGAATACCGAAAATGGTATGTACTTTGATGATGGAGTAAGTTATGGATTCCAGACTGATGTTAAATTACACTCCACAGATGGTTTCTATGTGGGTAGTGCTGGAGACGTAATGAACAGAAATGCCAGCAACTATGGGTATATAGCTTTCGGGTAAAATAATGGAGACAAAACATAGATGTATCACCAGACTGTTGGGAAGATTTACTTAAAAGGGAGGACAAAGATGCCAGAACTATTGAGAAAGTTCCAGAGTCGCAAGTTCTTATTGGCTTTAGGAGCGACAATCACCTTCATTGCCAATGACGATTATGGTGCGGCCGTCACCGTAATAATTGGTTATCTAGCCGCCGAAGGAATCATAGACATAATCAATCTAAAGAAGAAGTAAAATGTCAACTAAACCAGATATCCAATTAACCATTACAGGTCAAAACCTGAAAGATAGTGTGGCCAGTCCATTCCCACTCCGCCTAATGACCGATGAGAATGGAACCAAGCTATGGAAACAAGACGAAATCCTAAGAGAAATTGGTACCACAGGTTTTGAGCTAAAATATGGTCAAACAGATTGGCAGGGAGGTCATGGACATGGCATTGCCGATTCTCCGATCCATTATGCCTCTGGGCGGAATATAGATACCACCCAAAAAGGCAAATTTATTTTGGGTCCATTAGTTAACACCACCACAATTACTAATACCGATCCAGTTCTTGGCTTCTGTGAGTTCCTCGGCACTATTTATTGTTGGACAGCCCATGCAGTATTCTCTTTAAGTGGTAGTACCTGGACTTCCAGATTTACCGACGCCGTTAATACCATAAAACAGTTGCACATTCATGGTGCATATATGTTCGTTGCTATTAGTGGCGCCGCTTACCAATACACCGCAAATGGGACAAGTTATACTCCCAGTTCATTAGACGATACAACTGCATTGGGCTTTGTAACTGCTAAGTCGTTGTCCACCGTAGCCGATATTCTCTGGAAATTTGGGGACAACAATGAGGTTAAGTCACATACCACCGGAATAAACGGCTCAGAACAATGGTCAAGTGCAACTTATATTAGTGATTCCAGCAAGAAAATAACTGGTCTAATGTTATCTCCAGAAGGTGAACTTTTGGTGGGTAAGCATGGTAGTCTGCACAGATTGGATTCAGACGGTAGCGTTTCCATTATCCTTAAACTTCCAGCCGGTGGGGGTTTTACAACTGATAACTTCCAAGAGCATTGCGAGCACCAATCCGGTGTTTACTTTTCCGCAGGCAGCCGTTTGGGGGAAATTTATGGCTCCAACATTTATGATTTAATGGGTCCATTTGACAAATCTGTCGAACTCGAACATGCTACTGGTTATGTTAAAGCCATAGCCTCAGATGGATTTAACCTATATTGTCTCTACCAAGAAGGAACTTCCCAGATAATTTACAAGGGAATCATAGTTACTGGTGAATGGGCATGGTGCCCATGGATCCATGTAGACTCCGCAACAGCAGTTCTCAATGGTCTATTCGTAGATGATATCTCCACCACACGAAAACTTTGGTTTGGTCGTGCTACTGTCCCCTGCTACGCTATTCTAACCGATGACCCAACAGGAGATTCCACCGCAAGATTTTGCACAACTGGGTATTTAATAACTTCATGGTTTGACGCCGGAACCCGTGATTGGACTAAGCTAATCCAGTGGGTGATAGCCGAAGCCAGAGCTAGTTCTGATGACCTTAGTTCCACAATTAAAGTTACCATATCCTACGAAATAGATGAGTCTGGTTCGTGGGTAACCATAGATACTCCATACACAGACAACAGCCCATCAGGTGGAGTAGATACCAAGAAATATTTAGATTTAAGTACCGTGGACTATAAAAAGATTCGGTTTAAGATACAGTTGGATTCTGGGACTAATACCATAACTCCAGAAGTCAAATTCTTTGGGGTATATGGCCAGTTACACCCAACCGAGATAAGAACCTTTGAGTTTGTGGTAGATGCGGATGATGGTTATGGCAATCTCAGCAAAGAAATCCGAGACTTCTTGGAAGCCGGAAGACCTGGAAATGGCGGCACCGGTAGCACTTCTTTAATGGTCTTAGAGGACAGGTTTGAAACTAACCACTATGTAGTATTTGCACCTGGGTACCCAAAAGAAGTAGAAATCAAAGATGAGGCTGGTAAGCAGTCCAGACTTGGAATACAAATCTTAGCGGTTAGAGTTGCTTGGAGTTAGAATAGAAAGGACTTACATGACTAACGAAGAATTGGCTGGTAAATTGGATACCCTAAACAATTCAATAAATGAAATACAAATCTCGTTAATTCAATTGGTTGGTAATCCCAAAACCCCAGAACTTAAAGGCGTTGTGGAGCGTCTATTCGACAAATTCGAGGAACTGCCTTGCCAAGAACATGAACACAGATTGCGGAATATAGAAATCTATAAATTGGTGAGCAACGAGGTACATAAGGAAAGGAATAAGTGGATTAGTGTCCTTCTTAAACTTGTTCCATATATCATAGTGGCTGGTGGTGGTGGAAGTCTATTACTATATATTAAGGAACTGTTCTAGTGGGTACCACTTTTCCATACCCACTTATTTTTTCCATCTCACCCCAATTTTTCCCCACCTTTAACTCAAATGGTGTGGGAAACGGTGCCAAGTTTCCAAACATTTGTGGCCCAGGACAAGCTCCATCAAATAGTAACTCGTCATGGACTTGGATTCGTAAATCATAATTTTTTGTTTTTACCATAGCCTTTTTGACAATCTCCGCAGCACTCCCTTGGACTGGCATATTTATCATTTCCCTTTCCACTTTAACCGCTTGTTTACGATCCGTTAAGTCCACCCCATAAGGAACTTTTCTTATACGCCCAAACATGGTTCTTACTACACCGCTACTATGTACCAAACTTCTAGTATATTCTATCCATTCTCTAACCTTTTTCATGCGGTCAAAGTATTGTATGACAAAATTCCGTGCTTCTTGTGGAGTAATCATAATCCCCTGTTTTTTGGCGTTTTCCATAATAGTATACTCATCACCACCATACAACACTCCAAAGTTTAGAATCTTAGCCACTCTGCGATCAGTAATTCCCATCTCCTTCATAGTCCTTAAATGGACATCTTCCCCATTCATAAAAGCCGATAAAAGTACCGGGTCTTGGGCTAACCATGCCACCACTCTTAGCTCTATTTGATTGGCATCCAAACTATAGAACATATCATCCGCAATAAATACCACCCTGAAAAAGTCGGGTATGTTCTGCATATTTGGGTCACTTGAGGATAGCCTACCAGTAACCACCCTAGTATTATTCCAACTAGTATGAACTCTTGTAATGTTAAGCAAAGGCTCAATGTATGTACTCTGTAGCTTGGCCTTTTCTCTGTATATCCTGATCGACTGTGCAAACGGGTCAGTAGTTAGACTTGATAAAACAGTATCATCCACTCTGTATTGTTTCCTTGATTTAGTTAATGGTAGCCTATGTCCTCTCTGTGCTAGTATTTGTCCCACTTGTAGGTTAGATGCTGGATCACAACCTTTTGTTTGGATTATCTGTCTTAAAAAGTCCAATTCTCCACCAACAACATAGTAAAACTCAGTGAGACAATCCTCATTGACTTTTACTCCACGGGTCTCCATTCCCCGGAGAATATCAACCAAGTCCCGGTCTATTTGGTAAGATTCCGTTACTTGGTCTTTAAGCCTGTTCCAACATTTTAGTGCTAGTCGGGAATCCAAACCACATTTTCCGCATATTAGTTCCATTGGCTTATCCAACATTGTAGTTCCTTTAGGTATATCAAAGTTGAAATACTCTATTGGGATACTAAAGCCCAAAGAAGCCGCCAGGTTGTATAATTTCTGGGGCATATTTAGCGTGTAAGCCAGTATCTCTGAGTCCTCAAAATTGGTATGGTCTATGGGGAAATTATTACGCTCAAATACATCGAAGTCGAATTTGGAATTATGGAACACCTTAGTTATATTTGGATTGTGTAATAATCTTAATGCCATTTCAAAGAAGATGGAGCCATTATTCCTAAACCAAAAAGAATCATACTCATTGAAAGCTATGGCCAGACCAATCATGGTCTTATCTTCAAGACTGATGGTCTCTGTATCCACGCCTATTATTGGTGGAGTAGATACCATAACTTCAGTGAGTAAATCTTTGTCTCTTGGGGCTATACCAGTATAAGTTACATTGTCGTCCATTAAAGAATCCCAATCTGTTGGAAATACTTTTTTCAGCTTACTGAACCCGAAACATCATCGTTGATAAACTCAGGATATGGACAGTTCATCCCTCAACTCCATGTACAGGGCATGGCTTAGGCTCATGCTTAGTGCATCCTGTGATTATTACGTTAGCACCATCATCTATCCATCTAGGATCTGACTACTATTATAGGGATTTTTGCTTTTTTTGCTTTCTCCACCATGTTTTTGGTTCCTTTGCTGTTATCTATATCATTGTGAAAGGCAACTACCAAATCTGGTTGACCTTCATCTAACATCTGTTGGTTTCGTATGGGTCCAGCTGCCCTCCCATATTTTGCCCAATTTGCTGGAAATGGCAGCACTTTTATCCCAGCAAGTATCGCTTCATCCCTGGCTATACTATCTGCTCCCCTGGCCTCGCCCTCAATCAGAGTGGTATATCCCCACTCCTGCAATCCAGCAATCCAAGAACGGATTGTCCTGACATCAGTCCAATTTCTGTCCCCACAGATTAGTACTCTCATCTTTCACTCCAATTCTCTGTACAGGTAACCTGTACTTTTTGCATCCTGCTATTTCCTTAGCCGTCATTCCATCCATCCTGACTACATACGGATGGTCACAATCAGAACATTTACCATGAGATATCAATCCACCACAACGACATTGAAATTCGCTCATTTCCCCACCTTCCTTTTGATCTCGTACTTCCAGCACTCGCAGTCTACTCCATCATTCCTCTGTGGACAGATGCGACAGGCTTTGCGGTTCTTGCCCATATATCCCCCATTCCTTGAGCTGTGCTTGCCATTTAACTCTCCATCATAATCTCAACGGTGGTCATATCGGCCGTATTTACCTTGCCATCTCTATTTGCATCCGCCCCTAATGTCGGAGCCGTAAGGCCACAAATAATACGGCCAATATAAGTAACATCAAGATTATCCACCCTATCATCTCCGTTGGCGTCTCCGAGCCGAAAAAATTGGACTTCATCCCCGGTATAGGTGGAAACTATCTCATGTGCCTGATTGTCATTGATGAAACCATTGGCAACCCCAATCTCGCAAGCCCCACTCTTTAACGCCCTGAACCTTACCACAGCCAGCGTGCCTTCACCGCTGACACCTGGGATTCCCGGCACATTTACAACAACTCTCATGGAGTTTATTGAGTAGTTCGGGTTATAGACAGCTAGGGGAATAACTGTTCCACCTATTTCACCATTACCCACGCTCACCAACTCCATTAGTGTTTTGTTGTAGATTAAATCGAATTGCCCCGCATCAAAGTCAACCACTGTTGAAACTTTGATTGCCACATCAAACTCTCCACCCACAACTACATTCTCTGGTGCTATTACTGTTACCTCTGCCATTTATTCTCCCTCCTTTATAATTTGATTATGCCTTTCCTGCATACCGCATATACCAGTGCTGGTCGGTTTCTTACCCCAAATCCTTCCATTATTTGCCTAATTCCATAGTTGATTTTTGATGGCTCGCAGTTTAGTATCTTTGCTATTTCAGCAGTGCGGTATCCGGCTACCAGCAGACTCAGAATGGCTCTCTGTCTAGTGTTTAGTTCCATTTTTTCCTTCCTTATTTATTCATCCGCCTCATTGATAAACAAATATACCCATAGGAAGTAAAAAGTGCTTATAAAAAGATAACATGAATTTTCATAGGAGCTGGGTATCTCTGGTAACAAAGCCACAGCCACTATAAAACAAACCGCTGTAAGAACCAGTAATAAAAATTTCACTAATTTCATTCCTTTAACTCCTATATTTTTATGGCTTCCTCATAATTATTATTTCTTCCGTTGTTACGTGTGGTATCCCCGGATTTTGCGACCAAGCAATAATCAATTGCATACTTGGCTGTGCATATCTTTGTACCAACTCCGCCATCACAAACCCAACCTCATAGCAAATCTTAACGGTGTCTGCTGATAATGGTATTATTCCCCCATGTCCATAAGCCCCTCCTTTCTTAGAGTCCACAAAATCCTTTGTAATGGTGCACATATACCCACCACTAGGAAGCGAATTAAACAACCCACGATAAACCTCTTTCATGGCTATTAAATAATTAAAATAGCTATAATGCCCAATCTGTGCTGTATTTTTCCCATAGTCAAACTTATGCTCGATTCCAGAATCTTTCGCCCATGTGGCCAATTTTGGCCCCGGTCTGCCCAAAAGATGGGCATAGGGCGGTGAGAATACTACATGGTTAGCTTTATATGGTAGAAATCTCCTGCAATCACCATGTAATATCCCAAATGTTCCAGTAGGCTTAAAGTTTGTGCTAAGAAATTCCCAATTCTTTAGCTGTACCTGATACATTTCCTCTTCCAATTCCATATTCACCACGTTACGCCCCAATAAAGTGGCAAACATTAGTGTTCCCGCACCGGAGTTTGGGTCCAGAATAGTATCCCCAGGTTTAGTAAGCTTTTCTATTAACCATGCTATCATATATAAATTGGCTCTGGCTGGATGGCCTTTATCTTCCGGAGCAAAGTATTTAGTCCGAATCTTAGCATCTGGTGGGAAATTTAATAGATCACCTTTAAGTGGGGTATCCATATTAAGGGATTCTATATGGAGATTATTCATTTACTTTAGCCCTCCCATCCTTATATACCACTTCAATTTCAAACCCCAAATCCAATCCCTCTATATATTGCCCTATAGCCAAAGATTGACTGGGCTGTCCATGCTTGTCAGCGGTGTACCAATCCGCCAGGACTATATCATGTATTCCATTATCATATAACATATTTAGCAAATCTACTAGTAATTTACCATTGTTCTCCACTATCCCTCTGAAGGCTTCCAACTCAGCTTCCACACTCATATCTATAGTATCCCTTATTTTAGGGATAGCCAGGAAACCAATAGTCGGATACGAACATTTTGTTGGTGGTCTCCGAGTGATGGAAAACTTTAACCCAGATAATAGTATTGAATCCCTAAAACTGGTCATGGTTATCCGCATTTTTTCAGCCATCTTCTTCTATTCCTCCCGTTTATCATGTGTGATTCAAATGTACGGTAGCGTTCTCCGGTAGCTGGGTGTTTATAGGAAAAATACCCACAGTTATTCTCACCTGGATATCTATCTAATTTACAAGGTGTGGTTTTAGAACAGAAGCCAAAGTGAAAACCACATTTGGAATACCAAAATCGCTTTTTGCCCATTCCATTTTACCTCCCGTCTTTTTTCAGCAATTCTATAAGCCTGGTAGCGGTAGCCAATCCAATCCCACTACACACCGAAGCTATCTCATCCGGGTCTCTATGGATGGCTTTCCAAATACTTCCAAACCTTTTAATTATTTCCGCAGCTTTTTTCTCCCCAAGAATATGTCCCTTATCATCCTTAATTCCCATAAGAGTCTCCATTATAGGGTCAGGCTTCCAAAGAATCGGCTTAGTCTTAACATACCGTCTCATTGTGGTAAACTCTTGTTTCTGTGAGTTTTCCACAAAAGCCTTTAATGCCCACGATGTGGCCTCCATAGAGGCGGTATGATAAACCGTTATTCCCTCTTTATCCAAACGGTACAGGAAAGCTTGGAGAGCATCGTACCTCCAATCACTAATCTTTGCTCGGCGGAACCATTTCCCATCCCCACTTTTCTGAAACAGCCCAATCTCACCGCCATATAATGGATCCGCTATGCCTTCTACAATTAACCCAACTTCCTCCGCATTATTAGTAGCCATTCTTAATTGTGTTTCTATCCTGCCTTGGGAAGCAATTAAATCTGCCCAAGTTTTTCGCTCCAAAGTAATCCTGTGCCCATCCCCCGCAAACCAGAAGTAATCACTCAGACCCTTGACAACCAAATTCTCCCTATGGACTCTTAAAAACTGGGATAAAAGTTGGGCCAGATGGTCTGGTTCGAATACGTCCACCACTATATCCACAATACTGATCTCCTACCTTCTTAAAAGATTCACCACATTCATTAGCGTTTCATACGATGGATTAGGTATTCTGCACCCAACTGCGTTTAATGGTGCATATCCGGGCGTTTCTATAACCGCCATGGGGGTAAATTTATCCACATAAAGATACAAGTGCATATCGGTTAGATTCCGTATCTCCCCAAATCCAGCGTGTAATTTACGCCCGGTTTTTATAGACTCCTTTTTCATTTTCCCATCAGGCTGTTCTATCCATCTCTCATCATACTCATCTGTTTCATAATGGCTAATTACCAGAATTTTGCCCGCCATTCTAGCCGCCAATACCTTCGCTCTCATGCGGTCATTTGGCATCCGATACTCAATCTGCTGTAATTGTGTCCTCTTTGGATTAACCCTCTTTACATGGTTCTCCAAATACTCCTGCGTATCGGACTTCCACATCTGTGTCCCAGTATCAATAAATATAGTCTTAACCTGCGGGTCTTTTAGTGCTTGGTCATAACGGGAGCAAAATTCAGCCCACAATCTAGTTGCTTCTCCGGAACCAATACTCCACCCAGGAGGCTCTGGAAGTGGAATAGACGCTATCAAATTTTCCTCGCCTTTGAAGCGATGGATAGCTCTATCCCTACCCAAATCAAAGTCCAGATGTATTATCGGTTTTGGAAAAGTGAATCCAAAAGTAGTCTTACCACTCTTTTCGGGCCCATGATATGAAATTATCATTAGTTTTGCTCCAAATCTATAACTTGAATCTGTGATTGTGAGATGTTAATTAACTCTGTCATTATGGGCAATATTTGGGGGTACTTTATTATCATAGCCACAATAACAGTAGCAATCTCAAAGATGCCCAGATTAGAAGTAACTATAGCTGTTATTCCATCTCGATCTTGCTCTTTGTTTTTTGCCGTCACTCCAAGTAATATCCCATATTCTCCTTTACTTTCAAGCGAAATCATTTCCATCATCTTTTTAACTTTAATTAAGTCCATCATCTTTTTAACTCCTTAACTTTAATTTAGCACCTATTGGGATATTGGCAATATTCACATTCCCAAGCTTGATTCCATCTCTTGGGAATTGGAGCCACTTGTCTGGCATACGCCTCAATATAAGCACTCTTTCGGTACAAAATATAATCCCAAAACTCCTGCAATTCCTGTTGTTCAAAAGTAAATTTCACCGAAAGAATTTCCGGGAATGGTGGCTTATACCCACCCATTAAATGCACTACTGCCAGACCATACTCCGTCTTACCCTCACAATAACAATAGCCTTTGATTTGTTGGACCCATGTTTCCGGGAACTCTCTTGTTATGGTCTTTTTAGTAGACATTCTAGTAGTTTTCATTTCGCTTGGTATCTCTCCGAACCAGAAATCTGGGGAGTAATCTATACCATCTTTAGTCCCCACTTTTGCTCGGACTTCTGGAGCAATAAATACCCTCTCTAGTCCGATTCCAAGTGCCATGGTCAGGTCTTGCTTACCGGTATTTGGCAGTGGGTCAAGGCGTTTCCAATAAGAAGCCGTTAAACAATATATTAACTCCGTTAAATGAATCCCACCACTTCTTGGCCCAGAAAGTTCCTTCATCCGTGTCCCAAGCCATGTATAAATCTGCTCTGTTAATTCTGGATAATCAGTTATTACCATCTATCTCTCCTTCCTTACCCACACCTGGAATACCCACAACCTTGGCAAAATAAGCACCCTTCTTGGTGAAATATAGTCGCCCCACATTCAGGGCATACTCCGCCAACATATCTCTGGGCACCCAAACTGTGGAAATATTTCTGGTGCACCGTTAGTTCTCTCTCTGTTTCCAATTCTCTGTCACATATATGGCACTTCATAATTCTCCTTTTTCTCCTATGGGCTGGGGGTTTTAGCCCCCATACCCATAGGTGTCTTGGATTTCCGCCTGTTCTACTTTACCACTTTACTACTTTATATATACCCCCTTCCTCCACTACTTGACCAGACGCTTTAAGAGTTACCAGGAAGCTCTGATCAAACACGCTATTGATAAACTGTGGGTCTTTAACCACATCGTCCAATAAGGCCACTCCAAGAAACTCGTTTAGGGTTTTTCCATGTAGCAATTTCTTTGCCCTTATGGACGGGGTGTCGGTTGGACTTGGGTTAGTGTCAAACTCAGCAGTAGTCTGTACCACTGGTCTTGGAGCCGGTGCTGGTGCTGGTGCGTATTGTGGTGTTGGGGGTGCATACTGTTGCATTACTGGAGGTTGAGCCATATATTGTGGCTGTTGCATCATTGTGGGACTTTGTTGCTGCCCCATACTCACTCCACCAACCTGTATAATCCGTACAAACCTTACAACCTCTCCTTGCATTGCTTCTCCAGCCCTATTCTCTCCATAACTCTCCATTACCTTCACTACTTCAAAGGTTTTACCAATAAGTTCATCCATCGCTTCTTTTAATGTCTTTGCCCTTAAAGTCAGTCCCAATGCTTTGATGGAAGTAATATGCCGCCCGAACCCACTATCCTCCTTTGTGGAAATCTTAATTGGCACATCACAAGTGGCATAAGGCCAAGGTGCGGTGGTCTCCAAAACCTGTACCTGGACGAACTTCTCCACAACTCTTAGGTTTCCGAAGGCAGAATCAAAACCATAAGAGTCGAAGCGACCAATCCATCTAGTTAATGGTATCTTAGCCGCTGCTCCTTGTTCTAGTCCACTCCATATAACCTGTTCCGGAGATGGCATGGCCTGTGGCGGTGCATAGCCATGTTGCTGGTATGGTGGCTGTTGCCCCTGCATGGGCTGTGGTGGCTGTGGTGCTCCATAATACTGCTGTTGCTGTGGGGGATTGTACCCAGGTGGGTAAGCTCCGGTGGCTGTTGCCCCATAACTAGGCGGGTAATTGGGCTGTTGTGGCATTGTCAATTGTTTTCTCCTTTCTAATTTTAATATGTTTGGTTTTTAGAGTAACAACGTTGTCATTTACCCTAACTACGGCGGACTCGGAAGTTCCATCTCTATTCCATAGCAGAATCCTTCCCCCTTGGGATTCCAACATATCACAAACATCATGGAACAACTTTGTCTTACCACTTCTTGTTCCCCCACTGATTTCAATTTCCAAATCGTTCAAACTTCCTCCTTTTTACCTTGTAATTCCGCTTTCTGCTCCAAAATCATCTGTATTCTCAGGTCATTCTCGTCCACTCCTTTCTTCCGCAAGTACCATAACCTTGCATTGAGACGATTTATTTGAGCCCGTTTTACCTGTGAGAATGGTACTTTTTCGGGTTTATAGTTATTATTATGATACCATTCAGCTATAGCAGTATGGTACACCCTCCAAAAGCAATCCTCATGGTAACGAACCGTCTGTCTCATTAGTCTTCCACCCTCATGCCCACGCACCTTATAAAAACTCTGACCGAATATAATCCTGGAACCAGCCTCAATGGCTAATCCACAAACTTTGCATTTTCCCTTTCGGTACTGATAAGTTGGTCTGAGAACCATCCTGAATGGAAATGTTGCCATTATCTCATCCTCTCCAATTCTCTTTCCACTTCCACATTCATTACATTCATTTTACACCACCTTAAATCCCGCTTCAGCTCTAACCAACTGCAAATTTACAGGTTGTATTTCGTCCAAAGCATGGCGGCACTCAAATTCCAACCTTGCCTTTCCACTCCTTTCGGGCGGAATACTAATAAACCTAACAATTGAATCAGGCCAAGCCACGATTTCATAACTTCCACGTGATTCCTGTGTTCCATAGTCCACCGCACCCCTGGAATCCCCCTTGGATTTGCGATTGTGATGGCATATAATTACACTTATACCATAATGGTCAATTAAAAAGTCCAAAAAATCAAAAACGCAGGATATTTTTTCGTCATCATTAACCGAACCAGATATGACCTTATATAGACTATCCAGAATAACTAGTCTTGGTTCCAATTCATAAACTGCTTTTTCCAATTCCGCCTGCCCCTCTGGTCGGTCGAGCTTCTTTGGCCTAAAATCTGTTCCAACAATTAAATCCGAAGTTATTTTCACTTTTGTCATATTGGCTCTTTTAACAAGCCTACTTTGCCATTCCACCAATGGAATCTCGTAATTGGCGTACATCACCTTGGCATGGGAAGTCTTGAAATTCAGCCATGGGTTGTTGTTGGTAATATCCATAGCCAACTGTGCCAACAATAACGACTTCCCCTTCTTTGGGTCTCCAAATAATAACATCTTCGTTTTGTCGGGTAGTATCCCATCAGAAATAATATATGGTTTACTATGGAACTTTAACTTAACAAACTTGTCTGCGGGGTAGAAGTCCATCCTTATGAACCACCGATAATATTCCCCACATGGCAGGTGATAACCGCATCGGTTCCGCTTAGAACCGCCATAGTGCCAGATTTATCCAATCCAACTCTCTTTAACACATCGGTTACCAACCTCTGCTCAAAACTTTGCAATGCACCAACTCTTAGCGGGTCCGGTGGTTGCTTAACCATCCCTGAAACTTTGTTTACGCCTTGGATAAACCTTGCCATTTCTTGCTCCTCTGGGGTCAGCTTATGTCTTGTGATTATGAATTGGTATGCCATAATTTACCTCCCAAAATTAAAACCGTATCCCCAATTTTTCGACCAGTAATTCTTGCAGTGCGGATGGGAACTCCGCCAAGCCTTTGATGGATTTTATAATCATTCCATCGTAGGCATCCGGTGTAGCATTATCTCCCCATATAACATTAACCACATCTATTCCCATCTTATCAATGACGGGTCTAGTATGATATGGGCTGATCCCTTTGTTATGCTTTCCATCAGTAAGATGGATAACCAACCCGCCACGTTTTAGCTGTTTGGCAGTAGTTATCAGAGCCAAACCCGATGGGGTATTACCACCCGCAGTTTCCACCCGCACCTTATACCCCTCATCCAATCTAGTAACCATTACCTGTCTGTTCCTCTCCTGATACCCATACACCTTGGACTTAACCAAAGCTGTCATAGCACAGGATGCCATTATAACCTCTTGTCTCTGTTCTGTGGTCATACTTCCAGATAAGTCCAGCAAAATAGCCGATTCTGGGAAACTTCCAGGAAACTTAAACCTCTGTTTGAAGCATTTACCATCCATCACTGCTCTATGCAGTTTTCGGGTATCTATTTTACCATTCACTTCCCCACGCAAGTCCCGTTTTTGCAGGCGTTTTTTGATGGACAACACCACTTTTAGCTTCCCAACCAGCTCATTATTGGGGCTTAATAGTGCCCCATCCTTGTTCACTGTTTGGATAATTGTGAAATTTCCCAACTGGGTTCCAGATTCCACCAATAACTCCCCAATCTCTTCCGTCAAATCTTCGGTTTCCTTTTCCAAAGCATCCTGTATTAGCTTTTCCAACTCAGGGTCTATGGTATTGGTAACATTGGCATTTGGAGTAGGCATATAATCCGGCTCCAGTTCAGGTTCAGGCTTGGGTTCCCCCGATTCCATGTCCTTTTGTGGTTGCGGTTCAGATTCAGATTTAGAGGATGGGGGTTCGGGTTTGGAATCCTTCTTATCTGGCATATCCTTTTTCTGTTGTTTAGGATGATTCTGTTGGGCTTTTTGGTCTTTTTGGATTTCCTTATGCTGGTTTTCCACAAAGTCCGTTATTAAAACCCATGTGTTCCAGTAGTCCCCCACTCGTCCACCCCAGCCATCTAATTTGATCTTATTAGAGAGTTCCACCAAGTTTTGCAACGGTTCCAGCATTTCATCTGGAGCGTCCATTAGAGCCTGTTTATTACCATATAGCTCCAACTCACACCAGGTCTCCAGCAAATTATCCTTCCGATATGCTCTTTTCCGCTTTGCCGCCCAATCCCTAGCCTTTTGGACATACTCATTTAGATTTGGAAGGGATTGCCTTATCTCCAAATCTACATGAATATCCTCTCCAATATTGAGAAAGTACCAGAATGGGCTGCCTGGTTTAATAGACTGTACGTCTCTGAAACGCTCATAAACTTTGTCCGATTCCCGCACCAGATGCATTGCTTCATGGAGCATGAAGCCAACCATTACATCCATATCTTCCCCATCCACAGGGTAAGTATTAAATAACCCTTGGATATGGATATCCTTTTTCTCCGTATCCAAATAGCTCACTTCGGTATTGAAACTGATTGGGCGATTAACCCCAACTATGCCCCCAAATCTGCCCAACACTCTGAGCACATTCGCACCTTCTATAGCTGGTATCGTGGACTTTCGTATCCGCCAATTACCACTTCTAGCCATCTTTTTGCCTTTCTCAGATAGTCAGCAATCCAAATCCATCGTTCTCTTTGGATTTGCCATTGCTGTTATCAAACGGTTTCGGTGTCCAGTTAGCCAATTGTGGCATAACCTTGCTTGCCATAGAGTCCAACTCAATCAGCACACTTTCCAATCTTGTCTGGTCTTGGTCGGTTCCAATACAGGACTTGAAAGAGTCCACGATCCCCAACCCCTCTCCAATCATTTCGGCCATCATTATCATGCGTCTGGTGGACACATGGATTGGCTCTTTAGCATTAGTTCGGAGCTTGTTGACCAGCTCCAGAATCCCATCCACCACTTCCCCGCTAAGCCCAGTTAGCATACTTACCAGAGTACCTTCAATCTTGGAGGGAAAGTAGTCCAGGTGTATCATAAAGAATCGGTCCCGTAGAGCTTCATCCATGGGATCAATACCAGAGTATTCAAATCCTTCATTGAGAGTCCCAACAAAGACCACACCTGGAGCTACCTTAACCTCTCCAAGATGTTCATGCCAGATCGCCCGTGCATCATCAAGAATTGGGAACAATTCCCCCAACGCTTTCGGGCTTTCTGGGCGATTTAGTTCCTCAAGGTGTACGACTGTATTTGGAGCCTTTATTGCTTTGGTAAAGTCCGAAGGTACAAACCTGGTTTCACCATTTACCAGCTCCAAATGCCCCATCAGCTGTCCAACTTCCTGTAATTGGCAAATTGGGACTGGTACATAATCCAGTTTCCAATGCGCCGCAATTTGTCGGGCTAACATGGACTTACCTAGCCCATGTTTCCCAGTTATGAGGATATTTATCGGCTGCCTAGTCCTGATCCTCATAAGTGCTTTCAATTTGGCGTTGTTCTCATCCGAGATAAAATATGGTTTCTTCTCTGGAATCATTTCGGTTCCATACCCCTCTGGACTTCCAGAATCCCATCCACTATCATTCTCAGATAGCTGGAGATTTCCTCCAGCATACTCAGCCAAATATTCTTGGCTGTGGGGAGATCCAGCTCCAATTCCCCATCTTCCATCTCTTCCACAATCAATTCCGCAATAGTGTTGGTGTCAATCCATTCTGCCAGTTCCTTCACCAGCTCACCCTTTCCACCCGTTTCCTCTGTTCCATCTCTTGTCATTTTACCATCCACCTTTCTCAGCTTAATCGCTGTGGCTGTCCACTAGAACCCATCCAAATGTCCTAGTGGGCAGACCAGAGATTAAGATTAACCCATTCCAAGTCCGCTAAATCCACAAGCATCCATAAATTTATCCCGATTGAACCGTCTATTCACCAATTCCAGCTCATTGGCGAATGATGACGCTATATCCTGTAGACAGCGATGGCATTTATTACAATGCAGTTTCAAATCGGAATAGTCCATATTCGTCACCGACTCTGTATAGATACCTCTGATAACTTTGGCAATTAGCTCATAATCCTTTTTAGTCATTTTTGACCTCTTTGCTGAATGGATGGACCAGACTATTGTGGATATAGAGCGTCATTTTGGCGGTCAAGTTTAATGGGACTACAATCTTCTTATGGCAAATTGGGCATATCATTTCACCACCCCCATTCTTGCTTTGGCAATCAAAACTCTTCCGAGTCTCTTATGCCCCGCAATTAGATAATGTTTCGCCCACCATTGGGCAATTGCTTGGATAGCATTGGGATCAATACCATCCAATTCGTCCTCTGCGGCTTCGGCTTCCAGATCCGCCGTTTCCGCATCCCATTCCAATCTTGGCATCTTTTAACTCCTTTCCAACATAATAAGATCAGATTTGCACCCGTTATGTGTATCAATACATTCCATGCAATCAAGAGGACTATCGCAAATATCAATAGCCAATGTCCTTTTATTCTCAAACATGAACCGCACTTTGATACCCTTGTGCATCAAAGTTACCCCATCCAATCGGTCTAGTAAACTTTCAATCGCTATCATTTTAACCTCCTATCATTTCATTTATTAGGCTATCTATATCTATGGCCTTTTCCAACTCCTCTACCCGCCCCCGTCTAAACTCCACCTTCTCCACCCTTTCAGCTTGTGGGGATAATCGCCCATAATTCATACCCCCACGCTTTATAACCCTATCACACCATGGGCAGACAATGTAGTCCACCCGTGACAAGGACTTATGGCATAGTGGGCACTGGTATTTAGACTCCATAATTCAACTTCCGAGTGACTATGTGGAACAGCCTATGGTCATAAGGTTTCTTATTGACTTCTGCCTTAAGCCGTTCTACCATGAGCCTAGTCAACAATCTATCCTTTTCGGTTTGGCTCATGGAACCAACAATTTGGATTGCAGTTCTCTTGTCCATCTTTCACCATCCTTTCTCTTTGGAGTATATCACTCCACTACCAATAAAAAGGCGGAGCTGAATTAGCTTCCGCCTTGCTCACGGACTCTACCGTGAGACTTATTGGACTTATCTACGCCCCAGGGTGTCCATGTCCTGGGGTCTATTCAGTTGTCCCTGCCGCTACTTTGCAGCGGCCAGGGTTTGAGCCACCCTGCCCATTTCCTGGGCTCGGTGCTCTAGTTCCTCTAGTGCCACTTGTAGCACTAGAGCGACCTGTTCTAGGTCAATCCCGCCCCCGTCGGGGTAGATGGTGACGGACACTCCAATGACGTGTTCCGCCCCAGCCACCCAGAGTTTAATCCTGGGCGGACAGCAGTTCTCGTGGTAGTCCTCCTGGATAGCCACTTCCAGGGTGGGTATCCCCAACCCTGCAAGACGGTGGGCTTCCTGCACCGTCTTTTGCCAGTTTGAACGGAGCAACCTCTCCGCCCGCTTCACGGCCATATCATACCTCATCATTTCCTCCTTTCCCCACCTGCCAATCCTGGTCAGGACTTACGGGTTGCCTAGCCTTGCCACTTACAAGGGTTCAAATGGTTCTACTTCGTAGACCTTCTCGGGTTCCAGTAATCCACCCGCAAGGCCATACCCGCTTACCGCAATTAACCCTTTTATTTTCCCATTGCATTCCAGTGCGAGGGTGGCGACACTGCGGTAGTCCACCCATTCCCCTGCCGCATCTCCCACGACTATGCGGAAATCAGATTGGGCATTAAATTCTGTTCTCATCCACTTCTCCTTTCCCCACCTGTCTCATCCGAGATCAGGATTTATGGGTTACCTGGCCTTGCCATGTGGCCTTCTACTCTCCTCCTATATAAAAGTATATCATACTAGCAGTCATAGTACAAACCTGCTGGTAGTCATTGGCAACAAGTTCTTATGCCTAGTGACTCCTTAAAGCTCTCTGATCTAGCCTTACAAGGTCACTCTACCTCTCATTTTCACCTATCGCAAAGCTAGTTTTTAGCTAGAACAAAAGTGCTAAAAGTCCACGATTCCATCCATACATTCCGCCCCGATTTGCAATTATGGTTAGCCCCAGGATTGGACAAACAAAATCGCCCAAATTTAGAACCCTTGTTCTATAACTAGAACACCCGTTCTATAGAACACTTGTTCTAAATTTGGGGCTAGAACGGACGTTCTAAAAAATGTTAGCCGAACGGCTCATCGTGCCTATGAGTGAGGTAGAGTGAGGTAGAGTGAGCTGGAGTGAGCTAAATGTGAGGGTCTGTTAGCAACTAAAGTTGCTAATCAACTGCCAATGCTTCTGGATGCCCGTAAATGCCTGCCAACAGATTTGCACTATAAGGCCTAGTGCGTTATACTTAAATTATGTGGTTGCTCCAAATCTATAACGAGGAAGGGGGTGACTGGATACGTTAGGTGGCGACCATAAATTTAATTTAGGGGATGATTGAAATGGACGATACTAAAGTAGCTGAAACTCCAAAGACACTAGTCGAACAAGCCTTGGCCGAAAAGGTCAAGGCCGTGCAAGCTCTGGCCGATTCAGAGGTCAAGCTGAAGTCTCTAGTGATAGGCACGCCGGCGTATGATTCCGCCGCCGCAACATATCTAGTCGCTAGGAGACTAGTGTCTAGTATGCAGGCCAAGTTGCTCTCAGCTCTCCAAGCCGATAATCGAGTCAAGATCGGCCAGGTCGAGGACGTATTTGTCAAAACGCTAGTGGAGCTTGCGAAACGTTCAAACATCGAATCGCTACTGGGCGAGCCAGTAGCTCGTATCACCTATTTCGCTGCTTCTCCAGAAACAGCGGCAGGAGGGGATGCAAAGCCAGCGTCCTTGACCTTCAATGGAAAAGTGCAGGTGCTGAAACCTGCAATGCGAGGTTCACAGCCTATGACAGGCAGACCTGTCTACTCAAAGGGGGCTGAGAGCCATAATGCAACTAGTCTCGTGCAAAAGTATGGGACCGATGCTGAGAGGGCTGTCAAATATCCTCATAAGGCGGCCGACAAGGTGGCCGCCCGTGAAGGGTTTTCGAAGGCCGTAGCTGAGAGGGCTGGAGCCTAACCTAAAAACTGAATAGCGTTGTGAAGCGGGTCCAGAAATGGGCCCGTTTCTTTTTGCCTAAAAATCCTGAAAACGAATTGTAAAGCTGGTTGACATAATAAACCATAGACACAAAACACAATAAAATCAGACACAAGCCACATTATGTAAACCATATCAATAACGCTCTGTAATGCGATTTAAGGCATGGGGCCAAAAACTAGAGGGATCATACCCCTCCACCCTCAAACAGAGCAAGGATCGCATACGCCCACATTATGTAAA